GATATGTCTGAAGCAGGTAATGCTTCATTCAATAATGATGTAACAGTAGGACAAGATTTAGCAGTTACTAGAAACGCAACGATCACTGGTAACTTAACTGTAAATGGTACGACAACAACTGTCGCTACTACAAACACTACAATTTCAGACAACCTATTAGAGTTAAACTCTGGCGCTGGTTCAAATGCTAATGATTCTGGTATCATTATTGAAAGAGGATCAACAGGCGACAATGCGATTATTATGTGGGATGAAAGTGCTGATAAATTCACACTTGGTACTACAACAGGCACAGCAGATTCAACTGGTAACATTACGATTACTACAGGTACTTTAGTTGCATCTACTTTTGAAGGTAACTTAACAGGAAATGTAACTGGTAACGTAACTGGTAATGTAACTGGTAACGTTACAGGTAACGTAACAGGTAATGCTGATACAGCAACTGCTCTTGCAAATGCTAGAACAATCGCTGGTCAATCATTCGATGGTACAGGCAATATCACAATCGCATCAACAGATTTATCAAACACTAGTGCTATTACTCTATTAACAGCAACACAGACTTTAACAAATAAAACATTGACATCACCTACAATTAACGGTGGTACTTTAGAATCTATATCATCTTTGCATATGTCAAATGGTAGTATCTCACTTGAAGGTTCTACAGACGATGCATATGAAACAACTTTAACAGTAACAGACCCAACAGCAGATAGAACGATTACGTTCCCGAACGCAACTGGTAATGTTGCTGTGTTCGCAACTGCAGCTACAGCCGCAATTACAGACGGTTCTAGTGGACAGTTCTTAAAAACTGACGGAAGTGGTGCATTATCTTTCGCTACAGTTTCAACAGACAAATTGAATGAATCGACTTTGACAATTGCACCAGGATCTACAGGCGATTACGACTTGGCAGAGGATTCTAATCAGAATGGATCAGACGAAAGTCCATTTGAGGCATCAGCAGACGACCAAGACGCATTTGGAATAACAATAACAGGAAATACGTATAGTTTTATGGACCCGGCAAATCAGGTTAACTCAACTGATTTAGGAGCCCTCAGCTAATGCTAAACTATTATAAATAAGTATAGGAGAAAATGAATGCCAACAGCGTTACAATTTAGAAGAGGAACCACAGCACAGAATAACTCTTTTACGGGTGCATTAGGTGAGATATCTATTGATACTCAACTGGATACAATTCGTGTACATGACGGTTCAACTGCAGGTGGTTTTGAACTAGTTCAAAAAGCTGCGACACAAACTTTAACAAACAAAACACTAGCACTAGGAAGCAACACTGTTTCTGGTACAACTGCTCAGTTCAACACAGCTTTATCTGATGGATCTTTTGCGACATTAGCTGGTTCTGAGACATTGACTAACAAAACAATTAATGCTTCAAACAATACTTTAAGTAATATTGCAAACAGTGCTTTATCTAATTCTTCAATTACAGTTACAGATGGATCAAATTCAACTGCAACTGCTTTAGGTGGTACAATCACATTTACTGCTGGCGAAGGTATGGACGTTACAGAATCTTCTGGAACAGTTACTTTTGCTGGTGAAGACGCTTCAGATTCAAACAAAGGTATCGCATCTTTTGTATCTGCTGACTTTGGTGTATCATCAGGCGCTGTATCATTACACGACACTGTTGTTAAAACAGTTGCATCGGGTTCTGGTTCGGCAACTCCAAGTTCACACGGATTTACAATCGCTGGTACAGCAAATGAAATCGAAACTTCAGCTACTGGCTCTACAGTAACAGTTGGTTTACCTGATAACGTTACAGTTGGTGGTAACTTAACTATCTCTGGTAACTTTACAGTTAACGGTACAACTACAACTGTAGCAACAACAAATACAACAGTTTCAGACAACTTACTAGAATTAAACTCAGGTGCAGGATCAAACGCAAACGATTCTGGTATCTTAATCGAAAGAGGTTCTACTGGTGATAATGCCATTATGGCATGGGATGAATCAGCTGACAAGTTCGTAGTTGGTACTACAACTGCTACAAACACAGCAACTGGTAACTTAACAATCACTACAGGAACATTACTTGCGAATATCGAAGGTAACATTACTGCAACTAACGTATTAGGTACAAACTTTAAAGCAAACGATGGAACAGCTTCTTTCGCAATCGCAGATTCTTCTGGTGCAGTAACTTTTGCTGGCGTTGTAACAGGCCCAAGCACAGCTACACTTGTTGTAAAAGACAGTTCTGGTTCCGCTCTGACTACTATAAGAGGGGTTTAACATCTTATAAATAGTCTAAAAGGACGTTTATAATGGCAAACCCAACGACTAGAGAAACACTAAAACAATACGCTTTAAGAGCTCTCGGCAAACCTGTAATCGAAATTAACGTTGAAGACGATCAATTAGAAGACAGAATAGACGAAGCCTTACAATTTTTTTCACAATATCATTACGATGGTGTGGAAAAAATGTATCTTAAATATCAGATCACTGAAGCTGATATCACACGAGCAAGAGCAAATACAAATACTGTAGTTACTGACACTGCTGATAGTACAGTTAGTGCAACATGGAAAGAAGGTAATAACTTCATTCCTGTACCTGACAGTGTTGTTTCTATTATCGAAGTTTTCCCATTTACAGACAAATCAAATCTAAACTTATTTGATGTAAGATATCAATTAAGATTAAACGACCTTTATGATTTTTCATCGACAAGTGTTCTTCATTACGATATGACAATGAGACACTTAGACTTTTTAGATAGCATACTTGTAGGTGAAAAACCAATCAGATTTAATCAACACAAAAACAGATTATACATTGATATGGATTGGGAAAATGATGTATCTGCTGGTGAGTTTATTCTAATTAAATGTTGGAGAAAATTAGACCCAACAGTTTTTACAGACATATTTAATGACATACTTATTAAAAAATATGTCACACAATTATTCAAAAGACAATGGGGTGCTAACTTAATTAAATTTAATCAAGTTCAAATGTTAGGTGGAACGACTTTAAATGGTGAAGTTATATTCCAACAAGCGCAAGAAGAAATAAACAAGATCGAAGAAGAAATCAGATCCTCATTTGAAACGCCAATTGACTACATGGTAGGGTAGTTAAATGCCTGTCAAAAATTTATATTTCAGTCACGGTACAAGATCGGAAAAGTTTTTATATGAAGACTTGATGATTGAACAACTAAAAGTGTTCGGTCAGGAAGTAATATATTTACCTAGAGAGATTGTATCTAAAGATGATGTATTAGGTGATGCGATATCATCTAAATTTGAATCAGCATATACGATTGAAATGTATGTAGATAACGTATCAGGTTTCGAAGGCGACCAAGATCAATTAACAAAATTTGGTTTAGAAGTAAGAGACGATGTAACATTGATCGTTTCGAAAAGACGTTTTGATATATTGGTTGATCAGAAATCAAACGTATTAAATATTAACAGACCTAAAGAAGGTGATGCTATCTACATGCCTCTCTTTAAGAAAATGTTTCAAATTGAGTTTGTTGAAGATGAAGATCCATTCTATCAGATTGCTGATATACCATTATACAAATTACGTTGTACTACATTTGAATACAACCAAGAAGAATTTAATACAGATGTTACTGAAGTTGATGCTGTTGAAACAGCACGTTCACTAGACCTATTACAATATCAATTCTCTTTAGAGGTTGGTACAGGAACAACTGGTTCAATAGTATTAGAATCACCATCACTAGCAATGTTAACGTTAGATGGTACAGATGAAAATGGTTCAAACGCAGGTGATAGTTTAGTATTAGATAGAACAGTTGCTGGTACAGATACCGATGCTGGTGATGATATCTTACTTGAAGATGATCTTGGTGAGATCATGTATCTATTACAAGAGGATAATGTCATCACTGATAACAATGATCTAAAAGCACAAAATAAAACGTTCGCTGATGAAGCAGAAAATGACTTTACTTCAGAGCCAGATATCTTTGATTTTACTGAGGCTAATCCATTCGGTGACCCTAAAAAATAGATATATAAATAGAATTAGGAGATTAAAATATGTTAACAGATAATTTTTACCACGAAATTGTTCGAAAGACAGTTGTTGCTTTTGGCTCACTGTTCAACAATTTATATGTTGTTCGAAAAGACAGCAAAGGTAAAGTGATACAAAGAATGAAGGTGCCATTAGCATATGGACCTAAACAAAAGTTTCTCGCAAGAATAGATGAGGATCCAACTAGATCAGCAAGCTCACCTAGAAAAACTGCGATCACATTACCAAGACTAGGTTTTGAAATGGTTGGTCTAACTTATGATTCAACTCGTAAACTAAACCGAGTACAAAAATTTAAAAAGACACGAGGTGGTGATGACAAAAATATGATGTCACAATATCAACCTGTGCCTTACAATATTGGTTTTACTTTGTATGCAATGGCAAAAAATTCAGATGATGCCTTACAAATTGTAGAACAAATATTACCTTACTTTCAACCAGACTATACTGTCACACTAAATTTAAGACCAACAATGGACATTGTAAGAGATGTACCAATTATCTTAAATGATGTAACATATGAAGATAGTTACGAAGGTGATTTTTCAAGTAGACGTGTATTAATGTATACTTTAAATTTCACAACAAAGAATTATCTATATGGTCCTGTGACAAGTCAGAAAGTTATTAAGTCTGTTCAGGTCGATCAATATTCTGATATGCCTGTGAATACACCTAAGAGAGAACAAAGATATACAGTTACACCTGATCCAGTGGATGCAGATGGTGACGATAACTTTGGTTTCAATGAAACAACTTCTTTCTTCCAAGATGCAAAAGACTTTAATCCTGCGACTGGTTCTGATGAGTAATAATATATTATGTCAAAAACTGATGATAAGATAAACGAAGTATTAGAAATCGCTGACTTACCTGCGAAGATGGACCATGGTTCAAACAGTCCAAAGATTCCTAGACCTAAAGATAATTTAGAGATAGACAGTGATTACAAATACAGTAGAGAAAATCTTTACAATCTTGTTGAACGAGGACAAGATGCCATTGACGGCATATTAGATTTAGCACGAGAGGGCGAACATCCAAGGGCTTACGAAGTTGCAGGTCAACTAATTAAAAACGTGGGTGATGTAACTGATAAGTTATTACAGTTACAAGAGAAAATGAAAAAACTAAAAGAGGTTCCAGACAAGGCACCAAAGAATGTTACGAATGCTTTGTTTGTAGGTTCTACTACTGAACTGAATAAACTTCTTAAAGGGAAACCGTTGAAAAAAGATGAGTAAAGAGATTTACCTAGGTAATCCTAATCTCAAAAAAGCAAACACACAATCTGAATTTACAAAAGAACGGATTGAAGAGCTTAAGAGATGTATGGATAATCCTGTCTATTTTATTGAGAACTATATCAAAATCGTCACACTCGATAAAGGTTTAGTTCCATTTAGAATGTGGCAGTTTCAAAAAGAAATGGTGAGTACATTTCACCAAGACAGATTTACAATATGTAAACTGCCTAGACAGTCAGGTAAATCTACAACGATTGTTTCTTATCTATTACACTATGTTATTTTTAACGACAACGTAAACGTAGCAATTCTTGCTAACAAATCATCTACTGCTAGAGATATCTTAGGTAGATTACAACTTGCATATGAAAACTTACCAAAGTGGATGCAACAAGGTGTAATCAACTGGAACAAAGGTTCTTTAGAATTAGAAAACAATAGTAAGATCATTGCAGCTTCAACATCGTCAAGTGCGATTAGAGGTGGTTCATTTAACATCATCTTCCTTGACGAGTTTGCGTTCGTACCAAACAATATTGCTGAACAATTCTTTAGTTCAGTTTATCCTACAATTTCTTCTGGTAAATCATCTAAGGTAATGATCGTATCTACACCACATGGTATGAATATGTTCTACAAACTTTGGAATGATTCCGTAAATGGTAATAACAGTTTTTCTAATATTGAAGTACACTGGAGTGAAGTACCAGGTAGAGATGAGAAATGGAAAGAAGAAACAATTAAGAACACAAGTGAAACTCAGTTTAGAACAGAGTTCGAATGTGAGTTCTTAGGTTCTATCGATACACTTATCAGTGCATCTAAGTTAAGAGTTTTATCACACAATCCACCTATACAACAAAACAAAGGTTTGGATATTTACGAAGAAGTAAAACAAGATCATCATTATGTTGTTACAGTTGACGTGGCTCGTGGTGATCTCAATGACAACTCAGCATTTATTGTATTTGATACAACACAAATGCCATATAAGATTGTTGCCAAATATAAAAACAACGAAGTTAAACCTTTGGTGTTTCCTAATATCATTAATGAAGTTGCAAAAAATTATAATCATGCAGAGGTATTAGTTGAGGTAAATGATATTGGTGGACAAGTTGCTGATACATTACAGTTTGATTTAGAATATGATAATCTCATTATGGTTTCTCAACGTGGACGTGCAGGACAAATCGCAGGTTCAGGTTTCTCTGGTTCAGGTTCACAAATGGGTGTTCGTACAACCAAGGCTGTAAAGAAAGTTGCATGTTCTAATTTAAAACAAATGATCGAAACAGATAAATTAATTGTAAATGATTTCGATATTATAGCAGAATTATCAACATATATTCTGAAAGGTAAATCTAAGTATGAAGCAGATGATGGTTGTTCAGACGACTTAGTTGCATGTCTATTATTATTTGCGTGGTTAACAACTCAGACATACTTCAAAGAATTGACTGATAATGATTTAAGAAGTAGAATATTTGAAGAACAACAGAATTTAATTGAACAAGATATGGCACCGTTTGGGTTTGTCGATAATGGGATCGATGCACCAGACGATGAAGAAACAATTGACGAATATGGGACAAAATGGGTGCCAGTTGTCCGAAAAGGTTTCTAATTTATGAGATTTATAAATAGTAGTACAATTTCAATTGAAATTAAAAAGGAGAACAGACAATGGCATTTTTAGTATCACCCGGTGTTCTCGTAACTGAAAAGGACCTAACTAACGTTGTTCCAGCAGTAGCTACATCAATAGCTGGAATCTCTGTTGTTAGTGAAAAAGGGCCGATGGATGAGATCACTGCGATCTCTAGTGAAGACGAATATGTAAGAATTTTTGGTAAACCAGATTCTAATACATTCGAATATTTTTTTAGTGCAACCAACTTTCTACAGTACGGAAACGCATTAAGAGTGGTCAGAGCTGTTACTGGTAACTTGAACGCAGCCTCAGGCGGTTCAGGTATTCAGATTAAAAACACTGATCATTATACTAACAATTACGCCGACGGTTCTGCCTCAGTGGGAAGCTGGGCAGCAAGAACTGCAGGCACTTGGGGTAACAACCTCAAAGTATCCATGTGTACAAAAAGCTCCGCTTACGAAGAAACTTTAGCTAGTGCAAACTCTGTAAATGGTGCAGCCTCAAAAGGCGCAACTACAGTTACAGTTGATGCAGGTACTGGTTTTGCAGTAGGTGACATTATTGAGTTCGGAGATGCGTCAGCAAACTTTAACGTTGCACCATCTGGCGAGTTCTATAAAGTAACAGCAATCAACACACATGTTTTAACGATCGCTAGAGTAAACCCTTCTAATCCGAATGGTTTATCAGCTGGTCAAACTGGTTTAAAAGACGATGTTGTAGACAACGCTAGAATCAAAAGAAGATGGGAGTATTACTATCTTTTTGACGGTGCTCCAGGAACATCTCAATATGCAGCTGACAATGGTGGAGCAAACGATGAGCTTCACTTAGTTGTTGTAGACGAAGATGGTGGAATCACTGGTGTTGCTGGTGCTATCTTAGAGAAATACGAAGGTTTATCTCAAGGATCAGACGCCAAAAACGCACAAGGCGGAACAAACTACTACGTTGACGTTTTATACAATCAATCAGAGTACATTTACTGGATGGACCACGAAACTACACTTGCAAACGCAGGTGCTTCAGTAGTTGGTCAAACATTTGATAACGAAGGATCTTCTGGATCAGCAGTATTCAAAGCATCATTATCTGGTGGAACAAGCGACAACGCTCCAACAAATGGTGAGTTAGAATTAGCATACGACAAGTTTGCTGATGCTGAATCAGTTGACATTAACTTCATTATCGGTGGACCATCACAAACTGGCGCTGATGCAACTGGTGACACAAAGGCAACTATGCTTATCGATCTTGCAGAAGCAAGAAAAGATTGCGTTGCTTTCATTTCACCTGCAAGAGCAGACGTTGTAAATGTTACTGATCCTGTCACGCAAACTGAGAACGTTGCGGCTTTCGCTGATGGATTACCATCAAGTTCATATGCCGTATTTGATTCAGGCTACAAATACCAATTCGATAAGTACAATGATGTTTACAGATTTGTACCTTTGAATGGTGATGTTGCTGGTTTATGTGCTAGAACTGACTTAGTTGCAGATCCTTGGTATTCACCAGGTGGTTTCAACAGAGGTCAAATCAGAGGCGCATTAAAATTAGCATACAATCCTACTCAGGCACAGAGAGATATTCTTTACAGAAAAAGAGTAAATCCTGTAACTTCATTCCCTGGTCAAGGTATTGTATTGTTTGGAGACAAAACAGCGTTATCAAAACCAAGTGCGTTTGATAGAATCAACGTAAGAAGACTATTCATCACATTAGAAAAGGCTATATCTACAGCTGCTAAATTCCAACTATTTGAGTTCAACGATGAGTTCACTAGAGCACAATTTAGAAATCTTGTAGAACCTTTCCTAAGAGATGTACAAGGTAGACGAGGTATCACTGATTTTGCAGTGGTAGCTGACGAAACTAACAACACAGGCGAAGTTATCGATAGAAATGAATTTGTTGCAGACATTTTTGTAAAACCTGCAAGAAGTATCAACTTTATCAAACTTAACTTTGTCGCAACAAGAACTGGCGTAGCGTTCAGTGAAGTCGTAGGAGCATAATCATGGCAAATATTTCAGATTTTGTATCTAAATTAAAAGGCGGCGGAGCTCGAGCTAATCAGTTTAAAGTTACGATGCCTTTCCCAGGTTTCGCACAAGTAGGTGGCGAGACTGAAGCGATGGCTTTCTTATGTCGTGCAACAACATTACCAGCATCAACTGTTGGTGAAGTTATTATTCCTTTCAGAGGAAGAAATATCTATGTTGCAGGCGATAGAGAGTTTGAGACATGGGATACAACTATATTAAATGATACTGACTTCTTAATCAGAAATGCGATTGAGAGATGGTCAAACGGTATTAACAATATGTCTGACAATGAAGGACTTACAAATCCAACTGATTATCAAGTGGATGCGTTTGTTGATCATTTAGACAGAAATGGTAATACGATCAAATCTTACACATTTAGAGGTATGTACCCTCAAGCGTTGCAAGCGATCGATCTAAACTACGATGCAGCTACAGCAGTTGAGGAATTTGTATGTACTTGGAGATATCAGTATTGGGAAAGTAATACAACTACTTAATAGGTAGTTTCAGAAAAGGGTATAAATATTATTATGGCAGAATTATTTGGTTTTAAGATTACCCGATCTAAAAACGAGAAGGCAACGTCACAAGACTTTACGTTGCCTTCCGTAGATGACGGTTCACAAACGGTCATCGGTGGCGGTGGTCATATTGGTCATTACCTTGATATTGAAGGTAAGATCAAAGATGAAGCAGATTTAATTAGACGATATAGAGAAGTTGCTATTCAACCTGAGTGTGATCAAGCAATTGAAGATATCGTAAACGAGGCTATTGTCTCAGACGAAATAGAACCACCTGTACGTATCAACTTAGATCGTGTTAAGACTTTTTCATTAGACTTAAAAAAGAAAATTCAAAACGAATTTGACGAAGTATTACGTCTATTAGAGTTTGAAGAAAAAGGGCATGACATATTCAGACGTTGGTATGTAGATGGTAGAATGTTCTATCACAAAGTTATTGATCCAACAAAACCTAAAAATGGTATCAAAGAACTTAGATATATCGATCCTCGTAAAATTAAAAAGATTAGAGAGATTAAGAAAAAAGACGGCAAGATGAAAATGCCTGGTGATGCACCAGACCCAATGGAGTACAAAGAGTATTATGTGTACAACGAAAAGGGTGTTGGTGGTTCAATGAATACTGGTGGTATTCGAATACATCCAGACGCAATCTCATTTTGTCCATCAGGATTAGTTGATCAACAGAAAAATGTAATACTATCACACTTACATAAAGCTATCAAGCCTGTTAATCAATTAAGAATGATTGAAGACAGTTTGGTTATTTACAGAATATCCAGAGCACCAGAAAGAAGAATCTTTAAGATTGATGTTGGTAATCTACCGAAGATTAAAGCAGAGCAATATCTTAAAGATGTGATGAACAGATACAGAAACAAACTTGTATATGATGCATCAACTGGTGAGATTAGAGATGATAGAAACTACATGTCTATGTTGGAAGACTTCTGGTTACCTACAAGAGAAGGTGGCAGAGGAACTGACATTACAACTTTACCAGGTGGTTCAAACTTAGGTGAGATTGAAGACATTAGATATTTCCAAAAGAAATTATATCAAGCTCTAAACGTACCTTACTCACGTATGGACAGCGAAGCACAAGGTGGTTTACAATTAGGTAAAGCAACTGAGGTGTCCAGAGATGAGATTAAGTTTACGAAATATATTGGAAGACTAAGAAAGAAATTTATACATCTGTTTTCTGATACATTAAAAACACAAGTTATCTTAAAAGGTATTGTGAGTGAAGATGACTGGAACAATATTTCAGATTTCATCAAATACGATTTCATGCAAGATGGTTACTTCTCTGAAATGAAAGAACAAGAAATCAGAGGTTCAAGGTTACAACAAGCACAAGACTTGTTCCAGAACCAAATGGTTGGTAAAGTTTTTTCTATGGACTACGTTCTTAAAAACGTATTGAGAATGACAGACTTAGAAATCGAAAGACAAAGAGAACAGATTAAACAAGAAATTGATCAAGGCATCATCAAAGATCCATACAATGATGAAGCCCAAAATTATTAAGGAGAAATTATGAGTGAACAAGTAAGTAAAATGATTGATGCTTTAGATAAAGACGATAACATCGAAGCAGAGATTCAATTTAAATCTGCATTGACAGATAAAGTTGGTGATGTTTTGGATACGAAAAGAAAAGACCTTGCAAAAACTTTTGTTGCAAGTTCGGACGAAGTAGAAACACCAGCAGAACAACCTGCTGAAACATCAGGAGATGAGAATGTCGATAGCGTTCAGCCAACTGAACAACCAGATACTGGAGCGTAAAGACGACTATAAGAAAATAAACTCTTATAGACGACTACCTCCACGATTGAAAAAAGAAGTTGACAAAGTGATGTCCTTCGCACAAGATCGTAGAGGTAACGTAGATGTACCTAAGTTGATGGCAAAAATCGATAAGTCTCCTGCAAAGAGACAACTAGAAAAAATTGTAGACGATATACTGTCACAATAGGAGAGAATAGATGAAGTTAGAACTTAAAGGAAGTAACATAGATAACGCCTCTAACAATAACATTGGTAAGGCAACATTAGTGAGAGTACATTGTACATCAGCTGCAACTTTGACGATAAAAGAAGCATCAGCTGGCGCTACAGTAGGGACTGTTTACATACCTGCTGGGGGTACTGAGTACATCATTAAAGAAGCATTACAAGAGATTACATGTGCGACTTCAAAAAGTACAGCCATTGCGTACAATAGCTAGTGCTGAAGCGTAGAAAAGTTATAAATAGTTACTAGGTATTACAAATGAAACTTATCAGAGAAGAAGTATCAAACGCAGAATATATCGTTGAAGAAACCAACGGTAAAAAGAATTACAAGATACGTGGTGTTTTCATGCAAGCTGACATGAAGAACAGAAACGGACGTATCTATCCTATGGAAACTCTTACTAAAGAGGTCAATCGTTATAACAAAGAGTTCGTAGAAGAAAAAAGAGCTTTTGGCGAACTTGGTCATCCTGACGGACCGACTGTCAACTTAGAACGTGTTTCTCATATGATCACCGAATTAAAACCTGAAGGTAAAAACTTTATAGGTGAAGCTAAAATTATGGACACCCCTTATGGAAAAATTGTGAAAAACTTAATAGATGAGGGTGCAAAATTAGGAGTTTCTTCCAGAGGCATGGGGTCGCTGGAGAATAAAGGCGGTAGTAACTACGTAGGTAGAGACTTTTACTTAGCAACTGCAGCCGACATAGTTGCAGATCCATCTGCGCCAGAGGCCTTTGTACAAGGCATCATGGAAGGCAAAGAATGGGTTTGGGATAATGGTGTTATACGAGAAGTCGATATACACGAAATGAAAAAGACAATTGAGAGAGCGAAACGAATTGAACTCGCAGAGAAAAACGCTAGCGTATTCAAAAAGTTCCTTTCAAAATTGTAATATTATAAATATTATATTATATTAATTCGAATTAATAAGGAGAGAGTTAAATGTCAGAAGTAGAAAAAAAGCTTGAAGATTTAGAAGCGATTGCAACTGAAGAAGTTGTTGCAGAAGCCGCTGCTAATGAACCAGCTAAAAAGGCAGTTGCTCCAGAACCATCACACATAGCGAAAACATCTAAAGAAGTAACAGACACAGGTCCAGCTGTAGTAAAATCAGATGCACCTAAGAAAGATTACGCAAAAGATGTTAACCCTACGAAGGATTCTGTTAATGCGAAAGCTGACAAAGGTGATTCTGCTCCTGTTTCTCAAGGTTCTTCAAGTATTAAACCACCGAAAGAATCTATTGCCGCTGGCGACCAAGTCGAACATGATGGCGAGGAACTCGCAGAAAAATCTAAAGACGCTGAAGCAGAGAAGACTGCTGAAGACAAGCACAAAGATAAAATTAAAGAGATTAACGTCAAAGAAGATGTTGATGCTTTAATCAATGGCCAAGACGATCTATCTGATGAATTTAAAGCAAAAGCTGCTACTATCTTCGAAGCTGCTATCAAATCTAAAGTTGGTGCAGAGATCGAAAGATTAGAAGAAGAATACGCTAAGAATTTAGAAGAAGCCAAAGAAACTGCTAAATCTGAATTAACAGAAAAAGTAGATTCTTACCTTAACTACGTAGTTGAGGAATGGATGAAAGAAAACGAACTTGCTATTGAAAAAGGTGTCAAAGGTGAAATCGCTGAAGACTTTATTTCTGGTCTAAAACAATTATTTGAAGATCACTACATTGATATTCCTGATGAAAAGTACAACGTATTAGATGCTCAAGCATCTGAAATCGAAGAACTTAAAGGGAAGTTAAATGAAGCAACTTCAAAAATCGTTGACTTAAATAAAGAAGTAGGTGAAAACACTAAAGCATCTATTTTTGAATCCGTATCAGATTCACTAGCTGATTCTGAAAAGGAGAAGTTTAAAGGTTTAGTAGAAAGTATCGATTACGAAGATGCTGATTCTTACAAAGCAAAATTAGAGACAATAAAAGGATCTTATTTTGTGAAAGAAAAAGCTCAGAATAACGTTACGGAAACTAATGACGCCGAGGGCGGACAGATTGATATGTCTGAATCTATGTCAGCATATACAGCCGCAATCTCAAGGACAAAAACAAAAAAACTTTACTAAATGATAAGTTTTTATAAATATTATAACGAAAGAAAATAAGGAGAGAACGATGTTTTTATCTGAAACATTACAAGAGAAGTGGCAACCAGTTCTTGAGCACGCCGATCTTCCTGAGATCAAAGATGCTTACAGAAGAGCTGTAACAACTGTCATACTCGAAAACCAAGAGAAAGCTCTTAAAGAAGACGCTGCATTTCTTGGTGAAGCTGCACCTACTAACGCAACAGGTTCAGCTATTGCGAATTGGGATCCAATTCTAATTTCCCTTGTTAGACGTTCTATGCCTAATTTGATTGCATACGATATCTGTGGTGTACAGCCAATGACTGGACCTACAGGTTTAATCTTCGCAATGAAGAGCAGATTTGCATCTCAATCTGGCACAGAAGCGTTATTTAACGAGGCTGACACAGACTTTTCAAGTAGAAATGCTACTGGTTCATCTGGATCAGGTTTCCCTACATCAACAATTCACTCTGGTACTAACCCAGCAGTATTGAACGATTCTTCACCAGGAAAATACAACACTGGTAAAGGTATGACAACTGCTTACGGTGAAGCACTAGGTGATGCTAGCGGAAACGCATTTGCAGAGATGGCTTTCTCAATTGAGAAAACTACTGTAACTGCAAGATCAAGAGCTCTTAAAGCAGAATACACTATGGAACTTGCACAAGACTTAAAAGCAATCCATGGTTTAGATGCTGAGACTGAACTAGCAAACATTCTATCTGCTGAAATCTTAGCTGAGATCAACAGAGAAGTAGTCAGAACAATTTATTCAAAAGCAAAAAAAGGTGCTCAGATCAACACTACTAATGCAGGTATCTTTGATTTAGATACTGATTCAAATGGTAGATGGTCTGTAGAGAAGTTCAAAGGCTTAATGTTCCAACTTGAAAGAGATGCGAACAGTATTGCTCAAGATACGAGAAGAGGAAAAGGTAATATCCTTATCTGTTCTTCAGACGTAGCTTCTGCTTTACAAATGGCTGGCGTACTTGACTACACACCTGCTTTAAACAACAATCTAAACGTAGATGACACTGGTAACACATTCGCTGGTGTATTAAACGGTAGATTCAAAGTATACATCGACCCATATGCAGCTAACCAAACTGCTAAACAGTTCTACACTGTGGGTTACAAAGGTACTTCACCTTACGATGCAGGTATGTTCTACTGCCCATATGTTCCACTACAAATGGTGAGAGCAGTTGGCGAGAACAGCTTCCAACCGAAAATTGGATTCAAAACTAGATACGGTCTAGTAAGAAACCCATTCGCTGAAGCATCTGCTCAGGTTTCTGGTGCAGACACTACTGGTACTGCGAACGCTAACATCTACTACAGAAAAGTTCAAGTTGTGAACATTATGTAATAAGATTGTTGGTTGAGAATTACCACAACCACACACCACAAAGAGGGGCCTTAATTGGCCCCTTTTTACTTTTAGCGGAATACTAAATACTAGTATGAAGTTATTAATCATTCAAATATTTCTCATTCTATTAATCACTGGTTGTACAAAACCATCTGTAGATATCTTTGATAAACTATGGGATAAGATTGATAATATGAAAGATGAAGATAAGGTATCTGAATCAGATCAAAAACTCATCATAAAAGCAACAGAAAAAGAGTGGGAAGATGTAGACAAAGAGGGTGTAATAATCCCTCCTAAAAAACCTACTAAATAGTAATATGAGCACAATCACAGCAAAGACTACATTACAAGCAATGGAGAGACAACCAGGTGGAAACGAACTGGACTTTGCAGCTCCAACGCAGTATCGTTTTCAAGTACAAAAACTACCAGATGTAACTTTCTTTTTACAAGTTGCAAATATTCCTGGTATTGCAGTTGATCAATTAACTCAACCTACACCACTAAACACTATCGCAATCGCTGGTTCTGATCTTTCGTATGAAGACTTGTCAATGACATTTTTGATTGACGAAGAATACAGAAATTATAGAACAGTACATGCATGGTTAAAAGGATTATCGTTTCCTGAAAATCACACACAGTTTGCTGACTTGTTAAATGAAAACAAAGATGTGATGCCATTATCTCAAAGTAGAGGTATACAAACAGAGATTGGTAAAACACTACCAGCAACACCTGATGGTGCGATCTACTCAGACGCAACATTAACATTATTAACTTCAAAGAACAACCCGACACTAGAAGTAAGATTTAGAGATATCTTTCCTAAAACAATTAGTGCGGTACAACTCACAACAGAAGATACAGAGGTCGCATATCTAAAAGCAGATGTAACATTTGGATACAAGTATTACGAATTTAAAAAATTATAATACTAAATAAACTTAATTATGAAACATAAACATTGTGTAATACGTGCGGAAGTCAACAAGCCTATAATCAATAAAGGGAAGGCTCGTAAATTCTTACGAAGTCTGATTAAGAAAATAGAAATGAAAGAAATGTATGGACCAGTGGCTAGTTATTGTAAAATGGAAGGCAACAGAGGAATTACTGCGTTTGCAGTAATCGAAACTAGTCATATTGCGTTGCATATTTGGGATGAAAAATCACCATCTTTAGTACAATTTGACGTGTACAGTTGCAAAGATTTTGAACCTCAGAGAGTATTCGATCATTTAGATGTAATGGAACCCACTAAAATTGACTATAAGTTTTTTGATAGAGAACAAGAATTTATAAAAATACTATAAAACCACTTGACTTTTATAGTGTTTCCTGATATAATGTATAGATTATGGATTTAGAAAAACTACAAGAAGAAGCATCAAAAGATTTGAAGATTGATGATACTGAACTGGATATGGAATCCGTTCGTACTCCAATCATTCATGCAAAGTATCTTAAATATCAATCTAAATTTTCACTACTTCTAAAGAAAGCGGAAGATGATTACGATGTACTTGCAAAAGATAAATGGGAGTACTATACTGGTAAGGCACCAGAAAGTGTCTACAAAGAGAAGCCATTTGATATCAAAGTATTAAGACAAGATATCGACAAGTATATCAAGGCAGATCCTGAGTTAATCAAACAATCTCAAAAAGTTGTTTATCTTAGAACAATCATTAATTATATTGAAGGTGTTATACGAAACATCAACAATCGAACATTTAATATAAAGAACGCAATCGAATGGAAGAAATTCACTCAAGGCTCAGTATAGAAAAAGTTGATGAAGTTTACATCAAAGTAAGATGTGAACCTCATATAGCTGCAGAACTCTCAGAGTTTTTTACTTTTGAGGTACCTGGGGCTCGTTTTTCTCCAGCATATCGTAATAGGGTATGGGATGGAAAGATACGTCTATACAACAAAAAGACTGGTAAAGTCTATGGTGGATTACTTGCATATATTCACAAGTTTGCTGAACAGAATGAACTAGAAGTTGTACAAGGTAAAGATGTATATTCTTCTACTAAAATTGATATGAAAGACGTTGAGGGTTTCTGTAAGTCTCTGAAACCACAGTCACAAGGTAAAGATATTGAGATAAGAGATTATCAAATACAAGCAATCTATCAGTGTTTAAAGAGACACAAACTATTATTACTATCGCCGACTGCCTCTGGTAAATCATTAATCATATATTCGATTGTTCGATTTCATCAAATGGCAAATCGTAAAACTCTAATCATTGTACCGACAACAAGTTTAGTTGAACAAATGTATTCTGATTTTGCAGATTACGGCTGGGAAGTTGATAAATACTGTCATAGAATTTATCACGGTTATGATAAAGACGTTGTTAAAGATGTAGTAATCTCAACTTGGCAAAGTCTGGCGACACTAGATAAAGACTATTTCCAACAATTTGACTGTGTGATCGGTGACGAGGCACACAACTTCAAGGCAAAGTCATTGACGACTATAATGACTGCTTTGAATAATGCGAAGTATCGTATTGGTACGACTGGTACCCTTGACGGTACTAAGACGCATAAGTTAGTGTTAGAAGGTCTTTTTGGAACTGTCTATCGTGCTACTTCTACTAAGAAACTGATTGACAAAAATCAATTAAGTAAATTAACAATTAAATGTTTGGTTTTAAAACACAATGAAAAAGATAGACGGCAAATCAAAGGCGCAACGTATCTGGAAGAAATGGAGCACATTGTTGGGAAACGAGTACGAAACAACTTTATTCGCAATCTCGCTCTCAGTACCTGTACTGGCAATACTCTTATTCTTTTTCAGTACGTAGAAAAGCATGGTAAACCTCTCTACGATGAGATTGTTGAAAAAGCAAATGATGGAAGAAAGGTATTTTTTGTTTATGGAGGAACAGAGACAAGTGACAGAGAAAGAATACGAGCAATTACCGAAAAGTTGGACAACACGATTATTGTCGCTTCTTATGGGACGTTCAGCACTGGTATCAATATTCGTAATCTACACAACATTATTTTTAGTAGCCCTAGCAAAAGCCCTATAAGAATATTACAATCTATAGGTCGTGGGTTAAGACTTGGAGAACAAAAACAAAGCGCTACAGTTTATGATATCGCTGATGACCTTTCTATCGGCTCTTATAAAAATTTCACACTAGATCA